CATAAAATGAAACTGAATATCTACACTATATACGACGATGCCGCCAAAGCCTACATGCAACCCTTCATGTTCCAAACAGACGGCCTGGCCGTCCGCGCATTCTCGGACAACATCAATTCAGACAAACCCAGCAACATCTCAGAACATCCCGAACAGTTCACACTCTTCAAAATCGGCGAATTCGACGACCAGGCCGCAACCATTCAAACTCACGAACCGCCATCGCAACTCGGCAATGGCCGAACCTACAAAACAGACGATCTCAATTCACGCAAAGGTGACATAGACACAATCCTTGCAATCACCGAGAACATTCTCGAAAAACTGGAGCAAAAATAATGCAATCAGTCATGGCCCATTCCTTCAGCCAAGCACCAACAGCGGATATTCCCCGCTCTACCTTCAACCGTTCACATGGTTATAAAACCACCTTCGATGCCGGAAAACTTATACCCATCTTCGTAGATGAAGCACTCCCCGGCGATACACTTAATCTCAATCCAACACTCTTCGCACGACTTAACACACCTATTTATCCAATCATGGATAACATGTTCTTGGACGTACACTGGTTCTCAGTACCGGTGCGGCAAATCTGGATAAATTTCCGCAAATTCTGCGGCGAACAAACAGATCCAGGTGATTCGACCGATTACACCGTACCGTTGCTCAATTCGGGTACGTCTGCGGTAATCTCGGTTGGCGAACTCGGCGACTATATGGGCTTACCAATTGGTAAAGCGTCGCTAGAGATAAGTGCGCTACCTTTCAGGGCTTATCGGCATATTTACAATGAGTGGTACAGGGATCAAAATTTAATAGATACGGCGACATTTTATACAAACGATGGGCCAGACCCGAGTCTTGAGACTGGTGCTGCGTCGCAGCCGTTGTCACGCGGCAAACGACACGATTATTTCACCTCATGCCTTCCGTGGCTCCAAAAAGGCGACGCCGTCGACCTCCCTCTGGGAACCACTGCCCCCGTAGAATTCCAGTCAGGGACTTCCATAGCCGTTGGCTCAACTGGCACGCCCAAACAAATCGCAGGCTTTACCTCACAAGCAGGAACTGGCTATCTCTGGGACACGGTATCCGCAGTCACAAACGTTGACCCCAACGGAACCCTTTACACCGACCTTTCATCAGCAACAGCATCAACCGTTAACGAACTCCGCCAGGCCTTCCAAATCCAAAAACTGCTCGAGCGTGACGCACGCTCCGGCACCCGCTATGCGGAAATTGTCAAATCACACTTCGGCGTCACCTTCCAGGACGTAACCTACCGCCCGGAATATCTCGGCGGAAACTCTACACCGATCAACATTAGCCAAGTACCTCAAACCTCAGAATCATCAACTACCCCACAGGGCAACCTGGCCGCATTCGGCACCGCCATGATGAACGGCGGCGGCTTTACCAAATCATTCACAGAACACTGCATCGTCATGGGCATTGCCTCAGTACGTGCAGACCTCACTTATCAACAGGGACTGGACCGCATGTGGTCCAGACAAACACGCTATGACTTCTTTTGGCCCGCTCTATCTCACATTGGTGAGCAAGCTGTACTCAACAAAGAAATCTACGCCCAAGACCAAACCGTCGATACCGGATCTACTGGCACCCCAGACAATGAACGAGTCTTTGGCTACCAAGAACGCTGGGCCGAATACCGATACAAACAATCCAAAATTACCGGACTTCTTAGAAGCGACGCGGCCGGTACACTAGACTCTTGGCACCTCTCGCAAAGCTTCGGATCGCTGCCAGAACTCAACGAAACATTCATCACAGAAAGTCCACCGATTGATCGGGTGGTCGCAGTACCTTCGGAACCGGACTTCCTGATGGACTGTTACTTCAACTATCAATGCGCCAGGCCAATGCCTCTCTTCTCAGTACCTGGCCTTATTGATCACTTCTAATGCCAAAACACGCAGAACAATATCTGCAAAAAAGTGGGGATAAGGAAATCCTCGCTTTTCCTATCCTCGAATTCGGGGATAGCTGGTTCAACTATCTAGCAACCGACGACGCACTCATCGTCTATCAAGCATACGGAAATCATTTAGCAATAGAGCGACGAGCGCACATGCTCGCGCAAGACTTAAAACTGCCTGTTATCCGTTGGGCAACAACCAACAAAGGCAAAGCATCCGCCCGGCTATTCGGCGGAAATATCGTCGGACATATCATCGAGGTAAAAACATGGGAGCAGTAAGCTCAGCACTCGGCAGCGTAGCGTCAGGCGCACTCAGTTACTTCAGCGCAAAAGACGCAAACAGCGAAGCCAAACTATCAGCAAACAAACAAATGGGCTTCCAGGCCCAAATGTCCAATACCGCACATCAACGCGCAATGGCAGACTTAAGAGCCGCAGGACTCAACCCAATACTCGCCGCACGTGCACCAGCATCAACACCAGGCGGCGCACAATATCAGCCAATCTCCGCAATGACGGAAGGCGTAAACAGTGCAATGAACGCCTACACATCAATCAATCAAGGACAACAGACACAAGCGCAAACATCACTCACAAAACAGCAAGAACACAAAGTAAATCAAGAAACAACGCTAATCGCGAAACAGCATCATTTAACGGACGCACAAGCGCAACTTACCCGCGACAAACTCAAAGAGGTAGCGGCAAACATAGAACTCATCAAAGCCAACGAAGGTTGGCGAGAAGCCATCACCGCAATACCCGACCTGGTCGGGGACATAGTCAATTCACTGCGGGATATGGCAACAATCAGCAATCAAGACGGCATCACCTCGTCCCTAATCCGAGCCGTCAAGGCAATCACTACACCTGGCGGGCGAGACCGCAGGGATATAGAAATCAACAATGGTAAATACGGCCCACTACTTGACTAAAGGAAACTACAACATGGCTATCAAACCAACCACTCCGACCCTTCAAACACGATTCAGCGAAAAAGTGAAACCAAGGGTCGACACTGGGCCCGGTAAAACCGAACAGGCCCATAAAAACCAAACAGACATGAATTACATCCTCAAGGATTACCATGCCACCGGCATGATCAAACACGCGGCCAAGTACCAGGGCCGCTATGACGACGTTCCTCCAGGCGACTTCCAGGACGCCATGAACCTCGTCACAAACGCTCAGCGGATGTTCGGAGAACTTCCCGCAAACCTAAGAAAACGCTTCGCCGGCGACCCCGTCCAGTTCCTGGAGTTCGTCCAGAACCCGGACAACCGCGACGAGATGCGAACACTCGGCATCCTCCGCGGAAACGATGGCTTAGACATCACAGGAGCCGCTACGGGCGCCCCAACACGCACAACCATAGAGGAGACTCACGACGCAGACAGGGCCGCTTCAGAGGCCCAAAACAACCCTTCGAGCGCCTAATTGGCGCGCAGTCCTACCAATCACCACTTGATGTAATTGGTAGGACTGACACCTTTCAGGGGTCAGAACCTAAAAAAACGCTCAAAAAAGAGCAAAAAAAAGCTTGCAAAAAGCGACCAAAAACACTATACTAAAAGCATAGAAAAACACAGAGGAAAAACAGATGAAAATTTACGCAAATGCACGATTCACAGACCCAGCATGGAAACTCAGAGAAATAGCACGCGATTATATCGTCGCGGAATGGAAAGCAAAAAATTGCTCCTGGATGCTAGATGCACACCACGGATACTGAAATGAAACTAGAATTAAAGGAATTCAGAGAACAATACATCAACGACCTGGAGGGCCGCATTTCGGCCCTTAAAGCAGAAATTAAATCGGTCAGAAAAGCACTACGCATTGAAAAAACAGCACAGGAACTAGAATCATCTTCACGCCGAACCACACCGGAACGGTAAGCAAATAAGCGGAGCGAAATGCAGCTTGAGAGATCACAAAACCCTATTAGGCATTATTGGTACAGGCGCTTTACTCTTCACAGCCTTAAGCATGGAATCATGTGATGCTGAAATGCATCTCAATAAACTAAAATTAGACAATCTCTTACAACACGAGGTATCACCACATGGCTAAACGCAAAAAACTCTCTTCTAAAGGCTCCAAAAAACTCTTCTCCGCAACGGCAGGCCGCACCCATGTACGCAACCTGGGCAACCGCGTGATGCGCGGCGGAACCCGTCTATAAATGCCCTGTTATTCCCCCATAAAGGGCTACCGGAGCAGAACACTCAATGAAAATGGCAAACGTCCGATTGTATTCAACGCAAATCATGGATATATCGACATGCCGGTTACGCTTCCATGCGGCAGATGCTTC